CCCTTCGCGTTGACCGCAACGAACTTTGGTGTAAGATTATTCTCAAGCCTACGAAGACTGCTGAAATCATCGTGTTTGAACTTAATCTAACAAATCAATCTGCGGATATTTAACACTATATAATATTGAGGTAAAAAAACATGGCTGATGGAAAATACTACGTTGACAGAGCTGCCGAGCTAATCGCTGACAGCCCCCGTCTTTCACACGCACTCGAATCTTTCCGTGCGTATGCTTGGGAGATTCAAATCCCAAGATTTGCGGGAGCTCTTTCTAACGTTCCAGGTCTTGATTCACAAGACAGACTTACTCTAGCTGCAAAGCAAATCACTCAACCGGGCTTCACTGTTGAAGACATTGAAGTTCATCGTGTTAATGAAAAATTCTACTACCCAGGTAAAGTTTCTCCTGATGAAATCACTGTTACGTTTGATAACTTGATTAAAGGGGATATCGCTGATTCTTTATTTGCGTGGATGAGAAGTGTGTACGACCCTGTCTACGGTATTCACTATGGTGGTCTTGGAAACGGTACGAACGAAGTAAACCAAAGCCCTGAAGGTCTTGCTGGTATTACTGAAGCTCCTATCTTCAAGAGAACTATAACTATCTGGCAGTTAGACGCTCACCGCAACCCAATCACTCACGTGAACCTTTATGGAGCATATCCTAAAGGATGGAAGCTTGGTGAATTCAACTACTCCACTAACGAGTTTCATACGATTGAAATGACTATACGCTACGACTTTGCTGTTCAGTTCACTGAAAGCTCTGATATCGATGCAGTAATGTCACCGGTAGCAATCTCGTAAGTTTTAATTAAAAGTTTTCTAGGCTTCTCTGGTAAATAATACTAGGGAAGCCTACTTTAATATACCATGGATTTATCTGATTTTATAGCAACGTACGAACGCACAGGAAAAACTATTCTTGAAGCGAAAGATAAACCTAACATTGATGATTATCTTTGTATGTTTGCAGGTTTACAAAACCCTCCTACCGAGGTAGCTGATAATGGTGAAGATATAATAAAACAATTTACCATGCAACCTGGAGAACAAGTCGTTTCCAAAACATTAACAGGAAAAGGAAAAGAGGGTCAGAAAAGTTTTTATTATATGGGGACTGGATGTAGACCTCAAGGAAAGGGAGGTCCTCCTTTTGTAACCTTTACCGATAAGGATTGGACAGCCCTTTTAAGTAAATTTGAGGAGGGTAAACAGTTAGACCCTCAAGCCGAGCCTGGGAACACTCCTCAAGAAACGAAAACTATGGAGCAGTTGAATCAAGAGCAACAAGCTGCGAACATGGCTCAAGCCGATGCCTTTGGAGATGCTACTACGCAAATGTTGGCAGAGGCTGGATTCCCCGGAGGAGGAAACGGACTACAGATGAGAGATATGTTTCGTCAGGTATGTGGGGGTGGTCGCGCCAACGCTCTTCAAAAAGCCGCCCGAGAAAAGAGCGAGGCTAAAAATAACCCTGAAGCATTATCTGCTGAAGCTCAGCAAGAACAGAACACTCTACAGAACGAGGGGTGTTATCAAGACCTTTTGATTATAAATACGGCAATAAGTCGCTCCACAGAAATTTATAAAAAAATACAAACAGGTGGAGACAATTTAACCGAGTCTGATAGAGACTTCTTACGTCAATGTTTTCGTTTGAGGGGGAGAGGACAAAACCAAGGAGTTTATATGGTCCCCGATGATTTGAGTGGGGATTATTGTGGAGGACCGTTAGCCGCTGCTGCTATTCCTTATCAACAGGGAGGTGATAGATATGGAGTTAAGGTAGGAAATCAAAACAGTCCTTTTTTCAAAATGATGTTAAAGATACATGAGGATAGCTTGAAAAAAGGAAACCCTTTATATGATGAGGGAAAACCTGCAATTTTTAGAGGCGGAACCGACGCAGCTAAAATGCATTCTTTTAGAGCTATGGAAGGTGTTATGAATGAACACGGTCCTAATATAGCTAAAGCGTGGATTGAATGTGGACGGAAAATGCCATGTTCAGGTATAAAGGGTGTTTTAGAGCAGGTTATGGATGAAGAAAACTTCCAATTAAATCTTTTAATTTTTGGTGCTGAACAAAGAAACGCCGGGGTTATTCCTGACACTCAGTTCGGTAACATTTATGACGACGGTACAGAATTAATGCTCGATGATGTCGAAGCCTCAGCAGGCGACCCTGACGGTAAAAAAGCACTTGCTTGGTTTGCTGGTAATATGATTAATGCGTGGGACCCTCTTTTATCTGACCCTGCATTCAAGGATTGCGAGTTTGAGGTAGTGGGGAGAGGTCCGACCGGACAAATGGAAAATGGAGGGAGTGTTAACCAAGATGTACAGGTTACTTGTGGTAGTATAGTTAGAAAGCTAGAGGTTAATCCCAACTATCAAGGTGATGATGGTGCGGGTATCTTTGGGAGCGATGAAGATAGAAACAGAGGACATTGGACAGGAGAACCTGTAGCTGGCTTGAATGTAAAAATATCCAGTAGAGGCGATATGGTTCAAGCAGGTAAAAGAGGTATCGCAGTTATCGATGCAGTTGAGACTGACCCAGAAGGTCAGATAACTGGGTTTAGTCCAAGCACGGAGTCAGCACGTAACCGCGCATCCAACTTAATTTATTCAGTGGCTGAGAAGAATGGAGCTTCGTTTACCGAGGAAGATAAAAAAGCAGCGGATGATTATAAATTAAAAGAAGTAGGGTTTACGCAAAACATACAAGGAAGCTTAGATAGTTTGTCTAGAGGCACTGTTAAAACCGTCGTGGGTGGTATCATGTCTAAGATGGGTTATGAACAAGGGGAGAAGTTTGCTGAATTAGATAAAACGATGGAGCAGTATCAAAATGCTACCCCGGGAACTCCTGATTATAAAAAAGCTGCGGCTAGAATCAAAACCGTATTAAGACAAGCTTACAGAAATAAACACAAAGACTCTGCTGGCTTTAGACAGAACCTAGCTATAGAAGCTCTTCAAACAGGGGTTGCCTCTCAAAACCAAGGATTTGTTTTAGTAGAACCAGGAGAAGATACTTACGTAGGAACTGAGACTGATGCACACGCAGGAATATTTAAAAACATTTTAGGATACGGTAATGACGAAGGTCCTCAGGAAATTAGAGTTACAGGTACCAGTGTGGTTTTAGCCACAGGGGAACAATTAACATGTCGCGTAAAAGAAGGCACCCCTGTGCAAGAGTATAGAGCTCCTACCGAAAGTGTAAAAAGTAACCTACGTGCGTTGAGTGGTGCTAAAGCTGGAAGAGGAAAGGACCCCGTTACAGAATCACGAAGGGAAGCCGAAGATATCGTTAGACAGTTTCAAGAACTCATTCAACGGGTAAATAAAGTAAATTCCGTCCAGAACTAACTCGGGCTTTACCTGAAACTGCTTACCGACCACTACCATAGCCATTCGTCTCGTCTTCTGGTAGATTACCATCCAATCCTTATTCGCGTGAGAAGCGTCTTTCTGTGCTTGTGAGATGAAAGACTTAAAATCGCTTTTCCGTTTGAATAAATCATCAAGTTGTACATCGTAACCGTTTTTACATTCTACAACAAATGGGAAAGTGGCTGGTGTAATTAAATCACCTTGTATACGTAGATGCTCGGGAAGATTCTTGTGCGTAGTCGCAAAAGCTCCGGAACCCGGGGTACGACTGAATTCTTTGGTTTCAAACCTTTCATTCAGCATCTTAGCAATCTTTCTTTCGAAAGTGCTTCCTTTGCGCTTACTGTTGACGCGCCTTTTTTTGGAAAAATCTCCAAATTCTAAAATTGATTCTATATTTTTTGACATGAGGTACTATGATAATGCATGACTTCCGAAAAGGAAAAAATTACATTTGCCGTAGACGGCGAAAATTTTGGTAACTTCAAACTCCGAGAAGGAGATAGACGAATGAAATTATATATTAAGTTAAATAAAGAAGAGACTGCTAACTGGGAGGCTCTTAAACAAGCGTTGACAGGGGGACAGATGACTAACGACACTCTGGCTCGTATCCTGTTTTTTAAAGGAATCCATGCAATTACTGCTGAACTAAATGAGCGAGTGGAGAACATGACGGAAGAAGAAAAAGAAACCATCATGAAAGAAATGAGCAAAGAGCAAGCTGACGCTGCTATGCATTTAGCTGAAGAAGAGTTTAGTGGGGAAGATACAGATGAGAACGCTGAAGCAGTTAAAGACTGAGAAAGAGTTAAACGCTGTATTGAAGGAGCGCAAGCATAAGAACTTCTCTGTGTTATATTACTCCACATGGTGTAAGTGGTGCGACAGAATTCTTGAACGCGCAGAAACATGGAAAGAACAGGAAGGTAATGAAACTCTTTACTTAGTAAACAGTTGGGACCTACCTGAATCTTTTGCTTCTTTTTCAATAACAACTTCTCCTTCATTAGTACACCTCATTAACAAGAAAGTGAGAGTGGATGTAGAGTATCCGAAGATTTATAACTTCTTTACTCCTCCAAAAAAGCCTTAATTTTCTTATCACGATACTGTTGCATTTTCTCTTGGTATTTTTTATTTTTAGTATAAATAAGCTTGAGATTATTGACTATAACAGTAGTGAAGTAATTAAAAGCCGAGCCCTTCTCACGGGTAAAGTTTTTAAGAACTTTCAAAGATAATACGAAACACTCTTGTTTGGCATCATCAAAATCAACTTTGAATTTAAAGGATATGAGAATACTTGTAATCAGCAAATCTAATTGCTCAATCAAAGCATCTTCATGCTCTTCTTTATTTTCCAAATAATTAAAAATTGTTTCTTCAAATTTTTTGTTGTCAATATAATGTTTCTTTTTTTTACGTTTCGCCATAACTTATGATAGATAATGGATTTAGAAAACCTACTTGAAAATTTCGATAAAGATGAAAAATCAAAAGATTACTCGTCCACTGATGTTGGTGATGAGAAGATTGTCTTTATTACAACCTGTCAATACCGTGAGCGTGGGTCTTTATATGATTTCAATGACCATGAATACGCCATTGTATCTACCCTACTAAAACAAACGAACGTTCCTGAGGGTCACTATCAGTTCATTCCAGCCATACGTGAGCCTAATGTAAGTGAAGACGATTTGGAGACAGCGGACTACAACACTCATCGCCCGTTTCTGTACGAAGACTTAGCCGAGGTACAACCTGAGCTGATTATTCCTTTGGGTAATGTGGCAATGAAAACGTTACTCAAAAAATCAGGTCTCTTCAACAAAAGAGGTAAAGAGTTTGAGTATGAGGAATGTCCCGTAGTCCCTACGTACAGTTCAGACTTAGTGTTTCTAGAGCCTAAGCTTAGAAAACTTTTTGTTCAGGACATTAACAATGCTTATGATAAGTTTATTCTCAACAAAAATAAGTTTGATGGTACAGGGTATGTGTTATGTACAACACTTGACCAAGTTAATGAGCAGATGGATTTGGCTGAGCAACATTCTGCGTTGGGTGTGGATATTGAAACCACAGGCTTAGATTTTAAGAAAGACGAAATGTCCACGATTGCTTTCTCCTATGGGGAATCCCAAGCGTTTACTATTCCTATCCATCACCGCGAAAGCCCGTTTGATGATATTGATAAAGAAGCAATCAAACAAAGACTCGCCAACTTAATGGCGAACGATAACATCGAGAAAATATTCCACAATTGTCAGTTTGATATAAAATTTCTGATGACATTTGGAATTACCAACTTTAATAATATTGGCGATACAAAAATTATGCATTCGCTACTCGATGAAAATTTGCCTCACGGTCTTATGGACTTAGTGAAGGAATATTTCCCTCAAGAATTGGAGAGATTTTAATGATTACTGTAGAATATATTTGGTTAGATGGGGCTGTTGATATGCCGCAACTACGTTCAAAGACGAGAGTCTTTAGTCATAGACAGGGACTGTCAGAATTACCTGAATGGTCTTTTGATGGTGGTAGCACTAATCAAGGAGATTTAAAAGATTCAGACCGAATACTGAAACCTGCTCGTTTATATAAAAATCCTTTTAGTGAAGGTAATTACATGGTATTATGTGAGGTTATGAATCCTGATGGAACTCCTCATGAAAGCAATATGCGCCATGTATTAGCTGAACAACTGAAAGAGGGGGACA